GCGTATAAATGCCGATTATGCGGAAAGAAATTCACTAAATATGCTCCGCAAAAAACAGATGCTGCTCAAGAAACAATGGAGGCTAAATGCAGTAGATATGGCCACGAGAAAACTATTAAAATGTACGATTATATGATGGACGGCACGTGGCATATTTGCAATGGAACCACCAATAGCGACCTTGGATATGCAGATTTCATTGGCTTTTTAGCGCATAAATTTGATTTCGATGAGCCAAAAGGAGCTGAAGATCTTAAAAAAATGATCGACTATGTTCCATATGGTTATGACTACTGTTAATAACTGATTTAACCGAAAGGAAAATTCAAAATGGCAGTAATTTATGAAACTTATCGTCCGGGACTGGTTCGAGCCTATTCGGATAAAGGGCTCTTTATCAAGAATCCTGAGGGCGAAGTATATTACGAGGCTATTGATCCGGACTGGACTCATCGGACTTATGAAGAGACCGAAGAGAAAATTGAGATCGCGCCAGATGAAGCTCTCTCAATTATTTCCGGAGAAGATACCTATCAGAATTATGATGAGAGCGATGGGGACCTTCTCATGTCATCCGAGGAAGCCCTCAACGTTATTTTAGGAGGAGAAACCGAATGAAGCTTGCAAGAGCCATGGAACTTCGGGCAATTATTGAAGAGGCCATGAGCAAGGAAGATGATTCCGTTGTTCTTGAGACCCCTCAGCTCCTGCCCGAATGGAAAGCCGGTATTGCCTATAAGACCGGTAAGAAAATTCAGTATGGCGGCATTGTCTGGAAAGTGCTTCAGGACCACACCTCTCAGGAAGGCTGGGAACCTGGCGTAGCGCCGAGCCTGTTTGCCGAAGTGCTGATTCCTGATCCGGATGTGATTCCTGAATGGAAGCAGCCCGATAGCACGAATCCGTACATGAAGGGCGATAAGGTAACCCATAATGGCAGCACCTGGGTTTGCACTATTGACAACAATGTCTGGGAACCCGGCGTGTATGGTTGGGATCCTGCGTAAATGCTAGTACATGCTTTTATATTTGGTGGGCAGTACACTACGATCTCTCAGATTGCAAGGCTGCTCACCGCCTTTTATTTAGCGTATATCGGAACGAATAATGATCTGCTTCCAGAATCTGTAAGAAAGATTTGCAAGTTCGCATCTTTGGTCTATTTTGGGATCGTACTTGCCGTTGCAGTCATTAATTCGATCGAGCTTTTACATTCGTAAAAATTCAAAATAGAAGTCTGGAGGTGATTTCTTATGACCATCCAGGAACATATGTACCGGCGATTTCGGAAAGCCGGTATGACGGTTGAAGGCGCCTGTGCTGTTCTCGGTCAGATTCAGCACGAGGGCGTCTTTCAATCTACCAATGCGGAAGATTCCAAAAAGATTGTCGATGCCATTTATACGAGGCAGGTTGACAACGGAATTATTTCAAAGCACCAGTTTATGTATGACGGAGTCGGCTACGGTTATGCCCAGTGGACTTTTCCTGACCGTAAAGGACTTATGTACGATTTCCATCGGGCAAGAGGGAAGTCGATCGGAGACTCAGATACGCAGATTGATTTCCTCATCTGGGAAATGCAGCATGATTTCTTGACCCAGTGGAGACTCGTTACGAGCAGTCATGATCTGGCTGAATGTAGCTGGCAGCTTCTGGACAAATGGGAAAATCCACAAGACAAGGACAAGCAAAAACCGCGCCGTTTGAAATCCGCCGAAGAATTTTATGAACGATTTCATAATCTCGATATTGAAAGGACGAGCAGTATGACAAAACAGGAAGCAATTGATCTCGTCCTTAACTTGGCGAGATCGGAAGTCGGCTATCGCGAAAAGGCATCTAATTCGCAGCTTGATGATAAAACAGCGAATGCCGGAGTCGGAAACTGGACAAAGTACGCCAGAGATCTCGACAAACTCAGAAACTTTTATAACACAGCCAAGAATGGCTACATGTGGTGCGACGTGTTTTACGACTGGCTGTTCGTGAAATGTTTTGGAGCAGAACTTGGGCGTCAGATGCTCTGTCAGCCTCTGAACAGCGCCGGAGCTGGCTGTAAATTCTCAGTTCAGTATTACAAACAGTATGACCGATGGATTACAGGTAATCCTGAACCGGGCGACCAGATTTTCTTCAGTTACGCTCCTGGTGAGTACAGCCATACGGGTCTTGTCGAATCCGTATCGGGCGGAGTTGTAACCACGATCGAGGGGAATACATCCGAGTCAGTCGGAAGACGGTCCTATGCGGTTGGAAGTTCCACAATTGCCGGATACGGAAGACCCAGATGGGAGCTCGCAGCAGATACAAGTCCGAGTGATATTTCCTTTGGTCCGTCTGAGAGCTCCGAGCGAATTCTAAAACTCGGCTGCAAAGGTGACGACGTAAAGAAACTTCAGGAAGATCTCATTCGAGTGGGCTATGATGTCGGACCTGACAAAGCCGACGGAGATTACGGCGATAACACGAAAAAAGCCGTTATGAAGTTCCAGCAAGAACATAAACTTGATCCTGTTGATGGAGAAGTCGGGGATGACACCAGAAAAGTTCTGAACGAGATTCTTGGGAAATCTGAGCCAACGGAGCTTCCGAAAGAAGAAGTACCAACCTCGACACCGGAACCAGAACCTGCTAAACCGGATACGTCAATTCCACGAAAGAATCTTCAGGTTCGAACAATCAAAATGGAAGACGATGGTCCCGATGTTAAACTCGCTCAGGCAGCTTTGCAGTGCTGGGGCTATATGATCGTCGTGACGGGGATTTTCGGGAAGGAAATGGACGAGAAGATCCGGCATTTTCAGAAGGCAAAGTGTCTGGATCCTGATGGTGAAATCGGTCCGAGTACCTGGAAGGAGTTGCTTCGAGTATGAAGTGGCTTTTCTTATGGGCTATTGCTGTAACGGTAATTATTTCGTGGTTTCGCAGTAATGGACCGATTTAATTTTTTTCAGTTTGGGAGGCAGCTGCATGCAGGAATTGCGATTTATTGTAAAAGGGCAAATGATTAAGAAGGACCCGAACTCTCCTTTTTCGAAGATGGTGGCGGGAACTTCGAACTATTATGTTGCCGCATTTGACATGGATTCGGCATGGACAGGATACAACTGCCTTGCCAAATTTGAAACGAAAGATGGTACCGAATTTGTTCCGATTAAATCGGGGCAGGCAATGATCCCGGAGTCTGTTCTGAAGAACAAGAATTTCTCCGTTTCCGTTATCGGTAAAAACGGAGTGTCTATGTTGACAACGACTACCAATAAGGTTGTTCAGATCGGAGGGATTTGAGAATGCCAGATCTAAATAACTTGTTTCAGGCGGCGTCGGTTGTCGGCGATTCGAATTCCGAGAAGTCATGGCTTGTTATCAATCACGATTTCAGAACGATTGATATTCCGGCAAACAAGAAGCTTCTCGGTGTTACGAGTGATGAGCGAATCAATTATCTGAATTTCAAAGGACCTCAGTTTTATGAGGGATCTGATCTCAGTACGTTTTCTATTCGCATTGTTTATCTGAATGCCAGAGGCGAGAGTGATATTTACGTTGCCCCGGAAGTTAACGTTGTCGATGGCGAGCTTAAGTTTACATGGGAAGTCGGGCGGCATGCCTGTCTTTACAGCGGTAAGGTACAGTTTATTGTGCAGGCGGTTTTAACGGATCAGGAAGGTTATATTTTAAAGAAATACAACACTAGAATTCATTCGCTGCCTGTTGTCGAAGGCATTGAACCTGACGAAGGAATTCTTCTCGCCAACTATGACTTGATTACCCAGTTTGCGAAGAACATTCAGCGGTCACATAAAATCGATGAGTTTGTTTCTGATGCCGAAGCTTATGCTCTTGGAACAAGGGGCGGGGCTGAAGTCGAAGAAGACGATATTACTTTTGAGAACAATGCGAAATACTACGCATTGTCCATTCGTGATGACAAGGAATCCGCTGATGAATCGGTGCTGAAAGCCGAAGCCTGGTCTTCCGGAACGAAAAACGGAAGTCTTGTTGACATTACGGACGCGGCTTATCATAACAATGCCAAGTATTACATGACCGAGACAAAGAATGCTCTGTCCACAAAAATCGGATTGTTCTATAACGATGCAAGTGGAGCTGTTGTGGAGGTTCAGGACGGAGCAGACTTCGCCCCAATTCGGTCAATGCGGATTGATATTCTGCCGGAACCGGATCTGCACGGCTATGAAACGCCGTGGCCAGGCGGAGTGAAAAAGAATCAACTGAAGATTACAGGTTCTGATGAAATATCATCCGGGCTTACGATTCGTGTGCCTGACAGCGGAGAAATCAAAGTAAGCGGCACGTCAGACAGCATTTGCTATTATGTCGTGAATGATGCTCTCGACACCACTGCTCTTGCCGGAATGATATTCTGTGTAAATACGGTGACCGGGATCAGCTGGCGAATTGCTGGTGCTTCAAGCAATGACGCCGTTCAGGAGCTTGCCAATGGAGATGCTCTTGAAGATCACGGCGATGGCATGCGACTTGTTTGCCGCATCGCAAACGGACTGATATTGTCCGATCAGGTACTTCAGCCAATGCTGATTCCGGTCGGTGAGGATGATCTCAGTTTCCTGCCATATGAAAACCGCTGTGATATTTCGGGCTATACCAAGCTGACCATTAATGGCATTCGCGGAGAGGATCCATTTAATGTCGAGTGTGATCTAGAAGCTGTTTCACCGATTTATGGCGGATCGGTCGACGTGATTACCGGCGTCGCGGAATCTACCTATGCAAAGGCTTCGGCTGTTAAAGCTGATTTCGGAAGCGTCAATGTCTCCGGAACAGGCCATTCGTATCGGGAAGTATCGTTTGGCACATTGCCTGTGCCGTCTTCGGGAACGGATTCCACAGCGGCAAGAAGTTCTCAGGTCTGCAACATCGCCGTTATTGCGAACCCTGATACCGATACAAGCTATGGTGACTATCTCGCGGTTATTTACCTGAATCTGGTTAATAATGTACCGGTTATGAGAATCTCCGAGGAGCTTTATCAGGCAATTGACGATACAACGCCGATTGAAATTGTCTATGAAATGGCTGAGCCTGTTCCGTTCCAGCAGCCGGAAATTACGATTCGAACTGCTTTGAATCACAATAAATTCTGGTGCGATGCCGGAAGTATCGCAATGGAATACGCGGTTGATATTAAGTCGTATATTGACGGAAAATTCGATCAGCTGCGGTCTATGATTGAAGCCGGTGATACGCCATGACAGTGACTCAGTTTGCAATTCCACGAAAATGTGAGATTCCGGATGGCGCGTACGGCGTTTGGCAGATTCCGGATCTTGACATTGTAATTCCGCTTTACAAAAGCTCCGGCAAAGCAAATGCACAAAAGATCGTCGACCTAGAAAATAGCGCATCAATCAGACCCTGGGGATGCGGAAGAATTATCGAGGACCACGCATATAGCAAGGCCGGAAACGGTAAGTGGCAGATCGGAAACGTTTTGCCGGATATGCTCGGGTATCTCGTACTGCCGGATAAGACAGAACAGTACGTCTGTAATCGGGTTCTGCGGGCAAAGCGTTTTAATACCTGCTTTACCTGCGACGGGGTTGGTGTTTATCCAAGGTCGGCGACTGATATTTTATGTGCGTGCTGCGCTACAAGTGACGCAACGGAAGTTTACATTGCTGCGTTTAAGTATAAGTGTATGCTGCCGTAATTATATATTTTTAAGCTCCCGGAGGTAATTTCCTATGGACTTTTGGGAAATTCTGGAATCAATCGGCATCAGTCAGAAAGCTTTCTGGACCGGATTGGTATTCCTGTCGTCGTTGTTTATCGAGTGGCGGCCGGAAATTAAGTGGAATCCATGGACCGCCCTGTTTAAATGGATTGGCTCAAGATTCAACAAACAAATCGATAATAATCTCAAGGCTGTTCGGGAAGAAATTAAGGCCCTTGATGAAAAAGTTGATAATCTTAAGACCGAGGTCGGTAAGGTCCAGAGCGATCTTACCGATCATATCGAAGAGTCTGAAATAAAATCATTACAGGACACAAGGCGTGATATTCTCGAATTCGCAAACGCGTGTATGAATGGGCGTAAGCACACCATGGAGCAGTTCGATTTTGTTATCAAGCAATGCGATGATTACGAAGCCTATATCGAGAAAACGGACACGAAAAATGGTGTTATCGAAACTGCAATCAAAGAAATCAGGCGGCTCTATGAAAAATGCAGGCATGAAAACAGTTTCTTGAAAGAAGGAGAAGTGGAACTATGAAAAACAAAACCTATGATATTCTGAAGTACATTGCTCAGATCGTGCTTCCGGCTCTTGGCGCTCTGTACGCGGCTCTTGCTCCGCTTTGGAAGCTTCCTTACGCAGAATCCGTAGTTGGGACGATTGCCGCAATTGATGCATTCCTGGGCGCTCTTCTGAAGCTCAGTTCGGATAAGTACTATGCGCAGGGCCGGGATGTTCTTGGCACGCTTGCAATTGATACCGAGAATGAAACGGCTAACTTTAATTTCGATGAGACCAATGCCGAGGATCTTCTGAATGCGAAGACTGCAAAAGTCAAAGTTGAAGTCTACGAAGGAAAACATGAAGTGTGATATTTAATGGCAAGGGCTGCGGATCGTATGATTTACAGCCCTTATTTTTTTCGCCAAATCACAATAATCGCAAAATTTACAATTATTATAATAGAGAGATATGGTGTAATTTGGTAGCACACCGGAAACGGAGATGCGGGTTCGACGCCCGTTATTTTTTTTTGTATTCGCAAAATTTGCAATTATCTTAATAGAAGAGCAACTAAAACTTATGAAAAGGAGTTTTCTGAATGAAGAAAGTAATTATTGGCTTGAGGCAATTTATGGAAAAACATAGCGAGTTTATTAACTCGTTTGCGAAAGGAGTGATTGTTGGAAACAGTATAATTTCATCAGGAGGAGGCGGGTACATAGACATAAAGTAAGTTGAAAGGAGACGGAGAGTCACTGTTAATAGCACATGCACAGCGGCTCTCTTTCTTTTTCAAAAATTTTCCTGGTTGGTATTTTTCGAAATCAAAACGGAAGAGGTGAATTCAATGTGGTCATCAGTAAAAAGTCGAAAGACATGATTTATCATGAAGAAGACTGTCCGTATGCAAAGCGCATAGCCAAAAAATATCGTCGCTATATTTCTGAGGAAACTGCAAAAGAGCGAGGGTACCATGCGTGTTCATACTGTGGTGGGATTCATGGGCTGTATTTACGCATGAGAGATGATCCGATGTTTTTCGGCAGAATAAAAGAAGGAATTTCGGTATCTTATGATCGGGTGGATAGAGGACTGTGCTTTCGAACGAAAAATGGTTTTTGGAAAGTTATCATTCGAGGCCCGGTAGAGACTTATAAACTCTGGCATCTTAACCATGGACATTTCGATCCCGAGCTTCCTGATAAGATTCTTATGCGTAGAGCATTTCACAGGCAGTCAGACGTGAAGGAAACACTGAATATGGGACGGATTATTCGGTATATTTCCGATCACGACAAGGCAAAACGGATTATGGATGACGATTGGAAGAAACTCCCAAAGTCTACTCCCAAGCAAAAGAAATACTACAAACAGGCTCAGAAGAGAGCTAAACAAAAAGAGAACAGAAGAATTGATGAACTATTTAAAAAGCTTGAAAAAGGAGAACTGTAAAATGGATGAAACAATGAAAGTTTATATGCCGAGAAAACAGTTACAAATCATGTCGCATGAAGAAGCCTCTGCTGTTATCGCAAAGAAAGCAAAGCATGTGGCGGCTCATAAATCAAAATGGAATAGATTTTGCGAGTATTTGTTTGATGGTAATACCTGGAAAAACGTATTCGAAGAAAACAGAAAGAGAGAGCATGAGCTTGAACAGAAATATCCTTGGTTTGAGATTCTGCATCGTTGGATTATTGCTCTTTGCATCTTTGGGCTTTTCATTTCGTTTATTGCCTGGGGGATCAATATTTATACAGAACGTACTGCACAAGCCTACGGTCAGACGATTGCCGAACAAAAAGACGCAGAGCATCAGGCTTATATTGCTCAACAGGAAGCGGATCGTCAAGCGGCGGAACAGTCGCTTGAGAATTTGATGAAAGCCAATGCGCAGGTTAAGGCCAAGCTCGGTTATGGCAGCCGCAATTTTATTGAAAAGTACAATTACAGCGATGCCGATTTCATGACGCTTTACCAGTGTGTTGATAATCGGCTCAAGAATAAGATGTATCTTGGAATGACAATCGATGAGATTGTATTTAAAGAAGGACAGTTCATCGCATCGTTCGACACGAATCCTGTACGTGATTATTACTTCAATCTCGCGATGAAATCCGAGCGACTGAAGAATGAACGTGAGACGGAAGGGCTGCCAGAGCCGGTCGGATCCGATTATATTTACACGATCTATACACCGCATGGAATCTATCTCGCCAATGATCCGGATGCGCCGGCTTACATCTGGTGGAGATATTCGGAGTGAGGGTGGACTATAATGGGTCAACATAAGTATAATCCGACAGCGATTGCTGCTAAAAATGGAGAAATTCCACCAAAACCAAAACCGCCATCGAAAAGAGAACGTGAGGCCATAGCTTATATGGCCTTTCAAAAAGCGATGCACGATAAAGGACTATTGACACCGTTCGACATGAATACTCTTCTTGGCGTCGATAATACCTATTTCAATTAAACTACTATATTATAATAAGGAAGGAACTATAAAAATGAAAACCTATAGCTTTGATATTTTCAATTGCACCGTTACGATCACGATTAAAAAGAAAAGTTATGAAGTGGCCAATCCAAAGATTGTTACGGAGCAGTATACTTCAACAATTAACGATCCGCTTCCAGAAATCAAAATGGAAGAGCCGGAGTGCCTTTGCTTTATGGAGGCAGCTGAAAAGTACATTGGCTCCAAACGAGGGGAACTCGCACCTTCGACAATCAAAGGATACGAGAACATTATCGACAATCATCTTAATGGTCTGTTGCTCATTTGGCTCGATAGACTTACCGAAAAGCATCTTCAGGACGCCTTCGATGCTGAAATCGCAAAGGGCCTTAGCGTAAAAACTCTGAAAGGTTATAGAACCTTTATCCTGAAGGTTCTTGCCGAGTATCGTCCAGACTTTCATCCGAATATTCGTGTAACCAAGGAGGGTGTCAATGAAACTGCCTAAAGCTACAAAGCTTAAATCTGGAAACTGGCGAATCCAGATTCAGATTGACGGTCACAGATATTCCTGCACTGGGGCAACAAAGAAAGAAGCTCAGGAAAAAGCCAAGCACATTTTCGCAGGGGCAGAAATGGAAAAACGGGTTCCGATGACCGTGGGACGTTCCATGGATCAGTATATTGCGGAAAAGTCAGGTGTTTTGTCGCCTAGTACGATTCGTGGATATAAGTCTGTCCGAAAGAACTATTTTCAGGATCTCATGGACATTAATATTTCGGATCTGACCCAAGGAGATATTCAGCTTTCCGTATCGAATGAGGCTTTGAAAGGGAAGTCTCCGAAAACTATCCGGAATGCACATGGACTGTTGAATGCCGTTCTCGAAGAATTCAGACCGAATTTCTCTACGCATACTCATTTGCCAGAAAAGCAACAGACCGAAATGCGGATATTTACCGAAGAAGAAATGCAGAAGGTCTGGAACGAGGCAAAAGGAACTAAATATGAACTTCCAATTCTGCTCGGATCTTGGTTGGGTCTTCGTATGAGTGAGGTTCGAGGATTGAAGTTTGAGGATCTGAAAGAAGGAAAACTTCATATTCATACGGCAGTTGTTCGCGATTCAGAAGGAAAGAGTGTTGAGAAGGGGACCAAGACAGTTTCTGGCGATCGATGGATTAAGTGTCCTGGAACGATTCAGCATCTGATTGTTGTGGAAAGGCTTAAGCTCGAAGATGCTGGAAAGGACAAAGATGATATCGCGGAAAGTTATATTTGCCCTTATGCTGACATAACGATCTATAAAAACTTCGTATCGATTTGCAAGAAAGCCGGAGTTGAGCCATGTAGGTTTCATGATCTCAGGCATTTTGCAGCTTCGGAGGCGCATGCTCTTGGCGTTCCGAACAAGTATTCAATGAGACGAATGGGGCATAAAACTGAGAATATGCTTCAGAATGTATATCAGCATACGATGAGAGATAAAGAAGATGAATTCGGACAGATCATTGACGAAAAAATGGAGAAACTGTATAATGGATGAGATATTGAATGAGATAATTAAGGAAATACTAGAGCAGCGAGAAGAGCGTCCAGAATACAAATTTGATTATGGATGGAACGAAGGCCTATCGTGTGCAATTGGTATAATTGAGCATCATCTTAATTCTTCTTCACACGAAAATGCACACGGAAAATGAGGAACGAAGTAATTACTGGCCGATTAAGGGGTTCATATGACGGGTTCGACTCCCATCATCCGCTCCAAAGTGAGAGTCCCAGGCCTCGTTGAGGTTCTGGGATTTTCCTTTATTTTACTGTCATTTTGAGCTCTCAGGTCTGAGACGTCGCTTTCAGATCTGGGAGCTATTTTGCATTTCTGAGTGAAATTTCTGCACACGAAAGTGCACACGGGATATTTCGTGTGAAGTTTCTCGGACGATTTAAAGTGTGAAAGTGAAAGGAGAACAAATAATGAGCGATGTAAAAAACAAAATGGATGAAATTCGCAATCAAATTACAGACCTTAAAATTGAATATGAGAAGCTTCGCAGTGATCGTATCAAAGAACTACAGAATAAACTCAGCAAATTGGTAGGAATGTCTTTTAAAGAGGAAGATGATATTTATTTTCGAATTATTGACATTCCTCTTGTTCAATACAACAAATCATGCACCTCATTCAACGAGTACCAGCTCCCAGCTTTATTTTGTTACAATGATCCGACTATTCGCGCAGATGTTGGAAGATTACTTATTCGTGATGTATTTTCATGTGCTTCACATGCAGAAGATCCAGTCAAGTGTATTAAACAAGAATATACGGAAATACCAGCAGAAGAGTTTGACGCTGAACTCGAAAAAGCATTTGATGAGATTCGAGCTCTTGGAAAGCGAGGTGATGCGTAAAATGAAAACTGGAATCGGTGGTTGCGATTGTACTCCAGAATATATGTAGCTAAAGCTCTCTCGTGAAGTCGACAGCGGGAGGGCTTTATTAATATAAGGAAGGTGAGTGGAGATGATTTCTATGGACTAAAATAATTTATGAAAGGATGATGTTTAATAGCATTTTTCGAGCAAATGTGTGAAATGACCGGGTACAAGCCTCAGACCACTTTCTGGGATGATTTTATGATCGCAGAAAAATTTGGAGCGAACGCCGTTCGTGATACCTACAACAGGGCCATGAAAGCCTGGAAAAAGAATTATATTTACCTTACCGAGCTTGTTATGGTTCTGAATTGGAACATCTGGTATTGGGACGGCGCCGGAACGAAGAAAGCAGAAGAGCTGACAGAACTTTATAATGAACTCTGGAAGAAAGCAGATCAGTATGCACTGGATAATTTAATTGGTGAAGAGCTGCAGTATTTTCTAAGGACGGTGGACTAAAGGCGACTATAGAATTCCGGAGGTACAAACTCGAATGTACCTTCAAGAAGTACGGGCCATCGCATCAGCCTCGCCCATACGAAATACCTGGGATGCAGGAAGAATATTGCAAGAACAATTTGCTGACGCCGATCGGGAGTATTTCATTTCGGTTAACATGGACGCCCAAGGACGACCAATCAGCTACCACATCGCAGGAATCGGCTCAACTTGTTCTGTACCTTTTACTGTAAGCAGTGTATTTAAAACGGCATTGCTGCAGAACGCTGTTTCAATACTCGTTGCGCATAATCATCCTGGCGGAACTCCACAGGAATCGCACGAGGACATCGAAGCAACTGAATTACTGGTTCGAGCCGGGCAAGTGCTCGGAATCAAAGTATTGGATCACTTTATCTTAACTCCATACGACTATGTAAGTCTACGAGAGAAAAGAGGTGATCTGTTTAGTTAAATAAAAGAAGGGAATGAAATCGAAAATGAATGAATTCCACAAAAAGACTGAATAGGAAACGGAGGCGATAGATTATTAGCTAAATAATTGCCGACTGGAGCCAATGCGAGAACTTTAAGCGACCAATTCTTCGCCAAAGTCTCTCAGAATCGCTCCAGTCGGCAATTTTTTTATGAAATTTACAACGATTTTGTTTTTTTTCACCGGAATTGCAGCTCTTATTATAGGAGGTGATATTATGAATTATGGAAAATGTTTCGATATGAGCTATTCTGAAATTGAAAAGATTATTCAAAAAGAGATTAAAAAACGAGAATTGTATAGGCGTTTACATTTAAACAAGTTATATAATAAGCATAGATCTCGAGCATATATTCTTGCTCAATATCAGAAAGCTTTATATCCGAAAGAATACCAAGTGCAGGTAGATATCGAAAATGGAAGAGTCGTTTAACAGCGGCTCTTTTTATTCGAAAGTTAGTTTATTCAAACTGCACAATTATATTTCACAATTGCAATCTTTTTTCGTCGTGCAGGACTGAATGATTTATTGCAAGCTGGAAACAAATGGTAACAATCGTGATTTACTTTCAGCTTTCTCGTGATATACTGTATCTGCTGGCCAGCAATCAACTTTAACAAGGAGATTGCAGCAATGAAAAATGTATTTTCAGATGAAGAGAAGCGTATGGATCGGTTCGACGCCGTAATTCATGAATACCTCAGAGCGAATCGAAAATCTATGGAATACCTGGCCGAAAAAGCCGGGTGTAATTCTTCGAGTCTTTGGCGTTATCGCAGAAAGGTGGAATATTTTAGACGGGCGCCGCTCTCAATCGTTGCCAATTGCCTTCGTATGGCAAATGTTTCGAATCAGGACCTTCGTTATATTCTGGGTCTTCCGACGGGTAAAACCGAAAATGAAAACTGAATACACACTGAGTAAGCATCGCTTTTACGAGCTCAAGCACTTCTGTCTCCAATATCCGGAATGGAAGAAGTTATATTCTCAGTTGGATGGCTGGGACGGTAAAGGCGACACGACTTCTCGAGATGGGATCAAGCGTGCTGATATTTGTCGTAGTGTGGAACTAATCGAATACTGCGCTATGATTACAGACCGCGATATTCTGCGATATGTGACGGAAGGGATTAGTCTGCCTGTCGAGCTAAGGTATTCTTACCGGAGATTTTTCTGGGAACTCAGTAAAAGACGGTGATCACAAGAACTGATTACCAATTTTAAAATGCGCTGCAAATCTAAAGCACATAGAGCCCGTTTAACAGCGGGTTCTTTTTTCGCAGTAATTGCAACCTCTCTAATAGAAAGGGAGGACTAATCATGACGAAAATACGTAGTAAACGCGACGGAAGCATAATAATAATTGGAACTTCTGACGAGATTAAATCCATCGAGAAATCAATGCGTCGGGCTTGGAAAGAGGATCGATCGAACGTGTGGCCATCACATCTTGACGATCCGAAGTTCAATCCGAGTAGAATCTACGGGATTATAATCACACCAGAAGAAAGGCATGATGTTTATTATATTCTAAACGGAGATGGTATTGTTCGTGAATTGTTTCCAAATTTAGACAATAGGGATTCCGCTTGAAATACAGCGGTTCCTTTTTTCGTAATTTTTACAACTTCATTAATGAGGTGATGAACAATGGCAAAAGCCAAGCACGTGTATTTGTATCAGATGTCTGATGCGCATGGGTTCGGTCCAAAAGACAATGTACGGACGCTTGGTGTATACACAGACCATCGGAAAGCAATCAATGTTCTCAAGCAGCAATTGTTTGAATGCTGGCATGAGGATGAGATTGAACGCCATTCCAGGTATGTGTATTGCACAAATAGCTGTACGGATCGTCGAGGGAAGCCGATTCAGTATGCAGCATTTCAGATCATCAAGATCAGACTAAATGCTGGAGATCCTTGGTTTGAAGAGCCAGAGTCAATTATACTCTATAAAGAGCTAGCTTAACAGCTAGTCTCTTTTTCTTGTAGTCACAATAATTACAACTCCTATAGTGGAGATAATAAGCAAATTAAACTTTACTATATGGAGGAAAAAGAAATGTTGAATAATGGATTTATTAAAATGGTAATTATCATGGTCCAGGGCGTTATCGGACACTATGCAGAAATGTATCGCCCGGCGATTGTAGATATTATCGGCAAAATTGGATACAACATGATTTGCATTGCCATCGTAGTGACAATCATATTCATGCTTGGGATCTTCAAGAAGGAGCGCTGCTAACAGCGGCTCTCTTCTTTTCTACAGTGATTATTTTTTAGCATAACAGTTTTTCACCGGAATTGCAATTTGTATAATGGAGCGCAAAGCTTACATCAATCGAAAGGAAAATCAAAATGAAAGCATTTGAAAAGCTTCTGAATTCAAACCGTTTTTACAAACTGCCGTTCTGGATGCAGAATCTGTTGATCCGTTTGTTTGGAGCAGGAATCTTTGCCACTGAGCTGGCGAAGGAACTTGCCGATAAACTAAACATCGGAGACAGACTATATGACGCGTTCATCGGCGCCGGAAAGAATTCAGATAATAAAACTGCGTGATTCGATAAGGTAAGCGCTTTAGAGACCTGCAATGGGTCTCTTTTTTATCAAAATCACAAAATTTACACTGCATTTAATGGAAAAACTATATTTTTAAGGAGGTAACAAAAATGAGCGATACCTATTATGTTGAATTCAGGTACAATGGAAAGGAACCGAATCCGCTGTTTAAGTCAGCGACCGAAAGAGATTTCATGCGGGTATACAACGAGTACTGTGATGCAGTGAATCCGAATTATGAGAAATGGAATGCCAATTATGATGGCCCTGATGATGGGGATGACATGAACGGCGAGTACGTTACTTATATTCGGGCTCTCACTCAGCCGTATATCGATCGTATCAATGATCGCTGGAAGAAGAACCGGCCGCTTATGACACCGATTAAACGGTTCTTTCTCGGGCCTGAGTACAATTTCTCGGCGGAACTCAACAATGGAACCACAATGGAGTTTTTCCTGAAGAAAGCATGATCCACTTACGGATCAAAGAAGGCGGCTTTTACAGTCGCTTCTTTTTTTTCGCATGATTTACATTCTTTATAATAGAAATAAGAAGGAGGTTTTAAATATGGCAATTACAAAAACCAAAATGAATGCCCTGGCAGATGAGTTTTATGAGTGGATGAACGATATGGCAGTTAAAGCACCTGATATGCTGATCAGACTTTCTGCAATCGGTATAAAGGCACAAGGCTATACGCAGGATGATATGACATCTCTTTTGAAACTTGTATATGCAAAATATGGAATAAAGCCGCCAGAAGATATCTGCAAAAGCTCGTGATATTTACACGGGCTTTCTTTTTTCACAGAATCTGCAATTTATATATTGGAGAGAGAATGAATTATGAAGTAATAGAAATTCGTAGCCGGAACGGAGCTAGGACTCCGAAATCAGATATTTCGACGGGGGTTAAGGCCACTGCAGGGAATGATGATTGTCGAGAGCTACACAGCCCGGACGAAGAGTAAATGAAAAATAGTACATTTTCTCTATTTTAACAGCTATTATTTTTTTTGTCTCACAAAAATTACACCTTTTATAGTGAGGAGAATGGATCAAAATAAGATCTAAAACTTACTAGAAAAGGAGATAATACAATGGAAAACATCATGAAGAACGTAAAGGAAAAACTGCAGATTACTGCTGTAATCATTGCGATCGAAGCCGTATTTCTTGGAATTTATTACGGATTTGGATTATCCGAATGGTATGACAAAATTTGGGGTCATTTCGGATTTTCCTATTCCGAGTATCTACAATGGTGGTACGGATCCGAATGGCGCACGATGCTCAGCGTTGGGTGCTGCGGAGTTGGCCTGGCAATACTTATTGATACCATACAGTTTGGACTCCGCGAGTATAGGAAAGAAAAGAATAACGATAATTGATCCCTCTACTCCTCGAAGAAGGCGGCTTCTACAGTCGCTTTCTTATTTTTTCACAAAAACTGCAATGCATTTAATGGGAAACCATATATTTTTATATCTGAAAGGAGACTTTAAAAATGGGTAACGTTGTTTATGTGGATGAGAATGGAAATCCTCGGAAGAGAACGCTGAAGGAAGCATATGCAGATGCGAAAGCCTGGTGCTCCGAAAAATGGGAGATCATTAAGGAAAATAAGGAGACTGTTATCGCGGTTGGATCTGTTGCGGTCCCTGCGGTCGTCGAAGTTGTAAAGATGGCCAGCAAGAGACACGCAAGACGGGCCGACGATAAGCACCGGAAGACCGAGATGTGGGATCCCGTAGAGGGGCACTGGTGGAAGCTCCGCAGAGAGCTCACCAGCAGGGAACTTCTGGAGATTGAACATCGCGTAAAAAACGGTGAAGCCCGGGGTGAAGTACTTGCAGACATGGGGCTTCTCAAGTAAGGACAATGGAAGCAGGCTATTGCAGTCTGCTTCTGTTATTCCCGTATTAAATGAATCACAAAAACTGCATTTCATATAATGGGAATAATATTATTAAGGAGGATTCTATCATGAAAAATACTCTTGCTATTATTGGAAAAAGCACATATGATCATTATCTGAAGCCGATGCCCCAGGTGATTGGGCGGTCCGTTGTTCGGGCTATTCTGACCCACCTGATCAGCACGACGGTTTCGCTGATCGTAATTGCCATTATCCGGGCGGCACGAGGACACGAAGAATCTACGACGTGAGACCCAATTGAGAAACTGTTCAAATTACGAGCAGTTTCTCTTTTGTTTTGTCAATTGTATTGCAGATATGAAAAAGTCATGTTAAAATTGAGCTTAAAGAAAGGAGGAAGAACGAATCAAAATGAAAGCTTACGAAGTCAAATGCCCGGAATGCGGTGCTGCGCTTGACGTCAGCGATGGACACAAACAGATTTTCTGTTCCTATTGCGGGACCAAAATTCTTTTGGACGACGGCATTGAACGAAAAGAGATTACGAACCGCTATGTCAATGAGGCTGAAATCGCCAAAGCGCAGGCATCCGTCGAGCTTGAAAGAATGCGTCTGGAACACCGGCAAAAAGAGAATGCCCGTATGGATAAAGTCCGTTCTAGAATCCTAATTGGATGCGCGATCGGATTTATACTGCTGTTTTTGTACGTATATTTTGCTGGACTGTAATTGCTTGATTAAATAATAGAATCACAAAAATTGCATCTCCTATAATGAAGAAGAAAGAACTTGAAAAGAACTTTATTAATTCATTATAGGAGGTATTTATTATGTCGAAGTACAACAACGAGGTTCTGGTTATTGATCGGAAAACCGGTAGGAATCTGTACGGAATGAGAGTACAGATGGGATACTCCCAGGAGGCTTTTGGGAAGAAGGTTGGTATTGACCAGCCGACCATGAGCGCCTATGAACTGGGCAAGAGACTCCCGTCTGCGAACCTTGTCCGTAAGATCGCTGACCATTTCGGCTTGAACCCGCTGGAGATTACAGGACAGATGCCCATGAATTGGAGCGCATTGTAATCTTCTTCTTCAACAATAAAAAGAGGGACTGACTCAATTACGAGCAGTCTCTCTTTTGTTTTTCAGTCGTGATAATAATAGCCGTCATCAGAATAGTACTGTAGAGCATCGTCGGGCAATTGTGCATTTTGCCATTCGACGGTCTCTACTTCTTCCGGATCCAGGATTTCACAATGACGCTTACCGTCGGAACCAGTCCAGGTTGCTATGTAGCTATTGCCATCAAAGTCCATATTCGTGTCATGCGCATCACCTGGAAACGCAAAAACATTGTAGAACACTCTCATCACCTCACGATTTCTATTCTAACAGAAATCTTTCATCTATGCAATTAATTCAAAATAAATTTAAAAAGAGGTTGGTATATATGAAAAATAAACGCGGAAGACCTAAAGGTACTGGAAAATTTGAGTCGGCATTTCGACTTCGGCTCAGCGAAGATGACTATACAAAGCTGAAATCAATCAGCGAAGTTACTGGGCTGTCCATCTCGCAGACTGTACGGACATTGATTTCCGATTATATTTCACACTTTGATGCAAAGGAGTTCTAACGTACGGCGCACAGCAATGTACAAAACTATATTTGGGAGGAAACAAAAAATGAAAACAACAGACTTGAACGCATTTGTAAATCAGCAGCATCTGAGAGGAATGAGCGATCAGGCAATTGCCGGTTCTCTCGGCCTGACTCTTGAGAGATTATATTATCTCATGAGTCGAGATGATGAGACGGATACCGATGCCAAAGATAAGAAAGACAAGTAACGGATGACTGATTTTTAAAAATTTAATAAAAGGAGAATGGAATTAATGAACGAAGCTGCTCAGGTACTCAGACAGACCAATCGCGAGAGAAAGGTAGCCGGATATGGGGTACATCACAAAAAGGGCGGTTCAGCTGTTGCGAAGCTTGGAAACAAGCCGATGAGCTGGCAGGAGATCAACAGCAAGCATGGCGAGTGCAAGGAATATGATCTCGGCGGTTTCATGGATTATGAGACATTCAAGAAGATGGATCCCGATCTCGAAGCCGAATATGTGAATAATCTTTGCGAAAAGTATCACGTCCGGCACGAGCAGGTGAGTAAGTATCTCTTTGAGCTTGGCGAACGTGATCTAATGGCCCGGCTCAAGATCAAGGGCGTTGACAAGAAAATCGTAAAAATTAACGCCTTAGATGTGACAGACGATGACATTAAGGACTTTCACGATTTAATCGAGATTTGGCGCGAACGAGAAAAGACTGCTAAGATCATTGATCTCTCCGAAGCTCAGCGAAAGCGTAATATTATTGATGATGCTGAGTTTATTAGTTTCGAAGAATTCTCCAATTTCACGACAGATGAGAAGGTTCTCTATCTGAATTCGCTCATCGATAAGTATGGAGTATCTTTTGCCGCTATCGAAAGAGAACTCTTTGAGCTTCCCGCCACCAATCTCAGACGCAAACTGGATGCGGCAGGAGTTCTTAAGCAGATCAAGCGTGGAAAGAGCGGGTTCAATGCCGCGAATGCGAACAAAGATTTTTGTGATGCTCTTAAAAATTGGAGAGGAGAATCTACTTTGGAAGAAACTGTACTAGAGCAACCCAAGGAAGAACCTAAAGCTATTATCGGGGAGGAGAATCCTGCAGAAGAGACTCCATCCGCTAAAAGCATCGAGGCCAAAATACCCGAGGAGAAGCCTAAGAGCGGTGAACTTCCGGAGAGCAATATTTCTGACTTTTATATTCCTGTTGAGGATGGTTTCATTGATCTTATTCCTGAAGAACCCGAGGCTCCGAAACTTGAGGAAACAAACCACCATACGATGGTCTTTACTTCCAATTACAGATCTATTGGTCTTGATTCTGACGAGCTGGAAGGTATGAAGATCATGTGCAAGGATAAGCTGGTGGAAGTCTGTATCACCATTCGGACGATTTAAGGAGACGTAACATGAATCTGACACTTCTCGATCCTGATGAAATTAAAACTATAAATGCTGTCATGGATTATATTCTGAAGAATCCATCAAAAACTGTTGGTATAATCAAGCGCCGATTCGGTCTTTCGGAAGAAGAGTATCGTATGATATTTGATCTCACGATGCCTCATATCCGAACCGACAATGCCAAGAGCTATTGGAAAACAAAGTATCTGATGCTAAGAGGGCAGATCAACGAGCTTGTGCAGAATAATAAGAAGTCAAAGCTCGCACCGGAACTCTGGAGTATTTTGGAAAACTGCGATGTCAGTGATAATAATATGTTGGCACAGCAGGAAACAGAAGAAGAATTAGGATCGCAAAATTAACAACTTCCATAATAGAAGACTATTAAATTATGGAGGTAATGTTTATGAACGAACGGAAGTATGTTGTTATTGCATCGTATGCGCTTTCCGGTGGTTTTATGGTGAATCTCCTTGGAATTGCGGATTGCTGGTCACAGGCTTTCCGGCTTATCGACAGATGCGACTACAAGAAAGTCGTATATGAAGAAGTATCCGGAGCTTGGTCTGAGGACGGCATCCCAATTAAGGACTTTAGCACAGAAAGCAACGGAAAAGTATCGTATACTGAAACGCATTATTTCAAATGTGAAGACGATTCAGAGGCAATGGAAACTTCAGTGATGTTTACTATCTTCGAAAACTAAGCATAAAGGAGCTTGTAATTTACAGGCTCCTTTATATTTTTTGAAAGGAGAATATATGGATTGTCCATATTATAAACCTGAAAATATCCCTGGGTTTATTTTCGTAGCATATGTTGAAAAATACGAATATGAACAATTACCGATTTTTAATCCAAATCATGTGTATCGTGTAATACGAAGCGAACGTAATTTTATTCCTATGGCATTTAAAGATTATGATTCCATAGTTAAATACATCAATCAGCATTATCCGGAAGTCGAACCATGCTCTAGCCCATTTCATTATTACGCCGAAGAAGAAAACGATATCCAAATTACATCTATGACGGAGATAGCTATTCAGCAGTGTTATGTTGCAGAATAGTTATAAATTATCTAAAAAGGAGAACAAACTATGAGCGACGATAAGAAAAAAGAAAAGAAAAAGATTACAAAAAGTCAGGTCGTCATGCTTATATTAGGCTTGCTTGGATTTGCTGGTGGCTGTTTTATCTGCTATCAATTCGGATTTACTAATGGAAAGAAAAGCGTAAAC